ACGCTATCGTTAAAAACAGCGTAATGTAGAAGGTAAGATACCACAGTAGTGGACTTGCCAGTCTGTCTTGGCATTTTGCAAATATTGAATCTATTCGCATGGAAATTATTAATTAATTTTTCCTGGAAATGGTATGGATGAAATTGTGTTAATCCCTCATCAAGAGAAACAATTTTAATATAATTGTTTGCAAAATAAACGGGGTCTTCTTTACACTTGACAAATTCAATGATTTGTTCTTCGGTAAATTCAACCGCCGTATTTGCTTTTTTTAGATTAGGATTACCAAGATACTGTTCACTCATAATAAAAACCTAATTCAACATCTCCAACGTTTACGTGCTTTACAGATTTTCTTATCTGGGGTCTTAGAACAATCAATGTTGTGCATATCTTTTTGACCCTTAGAGCGAGAGCAGAAAGACTTACGTCTCTTTGCATCTTTGCTTCCTTTTTTAACTTTACCAGTTACAGCAGTCTGTAACTTTGAACCTGGATTCTCACGCTTGTAAGCATTGACAGATTTCTGACTCATACCATCAACACCGTCATTACGGTTTGATTTCTGCCAATCTTCACCCAATTTCTGATTTACTTCCTTTTCAGTTTTGGGTCTCAATGCAGAAGCTGCTTTTAATGCCTTGACTAATTCTGAACCCTTTAATCCCTTACTCCTAATATTTTTCATAGCAGCATCATACTTATCATATCCAGGAATTGCTTCTTGGATTTCAACTTCTTCCTTTTTGATTTTTTCGCAACGGTTGTAAGTCTTACCGAAGAGTTTTTGAGTTCCTACTTTCTTGTAACCTTTCCAACACTTCTTTGCTTCACCGAGCATATCACTTCCAATACCTTTAGTTGGTTGGAGTGGTTCTGTTTCAATAATATCTACAGACTCATATTCAGTTGCTTTGAAATCATCTCTCCAGTTGGAATAATCATAATCTTCTTTATTAAATGCTTTTTTAATTGCACCAACAACAAAGGGTGCTGCTAAAGTTGCTGCACCTACTGCAAGACCCAACCTTCCACGACCACGGGGACGAACTTTGCCACCCATTCCACGAGAACCTGGTGGTTTAAACTTAGGATCTAGTTTAAAATCTGGAGTAACTCCAACTCCTGGTTTGTATCTACCTTGACCAGAAGCGGCACGTTTTGCTGCCTCTGTTCCACCCTGAACATCTGCTCTAGTGACAGTTCGTGCTCTTTGATATGATACGCGATCACTACCACCTCTTTGATAAGTCTCACGAGGGGTAGCACTTGAAGTAGATGCTGGTTGTTTTGGAATATTTGGTAGTTGTGCTCCAGGTCCTTGAGATTTTGGAGTTCTAAGATTCTTCATTGCATCGCGAATCTTTTTCTCAGCACCTTTATTTGCTTTGATTAAATCTTCAATCTGTTCTGGAGACATCTTACGAAGTTTATCCTCAAGACCTTCGAGAAGCATATCTTCTCTCCAATTAGAGAAACTTTCTTTTTTAGAATTGCCCCAGTTAGCAGCACCAACTTTACGACACTTGACTAATGCACCAGATGCATATGCACTTGGCCAAACTTTATAACGTGACTTGACCTTATGATAGCAAGCGTCTTTCTTGCCCTCATCAACCAGTTCAACTTCTTCTTTTTTAGTGCCCTTATCTTTTAATTTGGCATCAAGATCTTTTAAAGTTCTAAGTTTGCCATCTTTCATTTTAATTTTATCAGTTGGTCTGATTACATCACCATCATCAGCGTATCCCTCTTTTAGTTTTGGATAAGTTGGTGGTTTACCCATACGCTTATCAGCTTGATTTCTTAAGTTCTTTGCTGCTTTTTTTACATGAGGTATTAATGCTGCACCCCCAGCAGCAATTCCTATTGCAGCACCAGCAGCAAGGGCGGGAGCGATTTCATCCAGTTGTTCAAAGTCTTTTCTCCAGTTTGAATAAGATTCTTGAGTCACGTTCTTTGCCCTTCCTGTTCTGTTTGGATTTGGATCTTCTTTACGTTTTTTACGTGCCCTTTTATTTCTTTCCTCTTTACTCATAGCAGCACGGTCGTCTGCATCGCGACAGTATGGTTTGGTCTTTTGACCTGGTTGTTTGGCACATGGTTTACCATCATATTTACCACCAGTCTGCTTCCATCCACCACCTTTGAACCAGTCGCGAAGAGAATATCCCTTATCCTTAGAAGACTTACCATCACGCGCTTCGGTGATAGAACCCTCTAAACACTGACAAGGATCGCATCCACAGATAGGACAAGACTGTTCGTTCATTTTTCTACCCCTACAATGGGCTCGTTGAGAGAATCCTTTTGGATTATCGCAATCGATGGATTTTTTGTACTTCGCACTCCACGCCTCTGATACTCCTCCGCCATTAGAGCCCCCATTAGACCCCCCATTCCCATTTCCATTGCCATTTGAACCATTTCCGTTGCCATTCTTCTTCGTACCTTCAGTATCATCAGAAGATTTCTCTTCTTCTTTTTCTCTGCGGAGCCATCCACCCATACCAACGACATATCCCATAGGAATTCTCTTACACTTCTTAGAAGCGTAACAGTAATAATATCCTTTTTTACAGGATTTCTTTGCCATTATTTGGAAGTATCTTCTGTATTATTTAGAAAACCTTGCTTTAATAACTTTGACAATTCTGAAGTGGATCCAACAAACAACGCATTATTGGTGACGTTGTTTGGACTTTTCTTAGTATTATCTTCTTCTAAATCTTTCAATTTCTTTTGAAGATCTGCAAGTTTATCTGTGGTATCTGCAACTGACTTTATTAACTGCCCAGCAACTTCATATGCTCTAGGACTTGCACTTTCTCCAGCAAGTTCCATGATGCCATTGATTGCTTCTTGACCTTTTTCTATTAAAGAATATAAGTTTGCACGAGTATACTCATAATCTTTCTTTATATCATCCTTTTCCACTTTAGGTGGAACAGGTTTAATAGGTTTTGATTCAACAATGCTACTTTCAATATTAAGTGCGTTGTCAATGGACTCATAATTATCACTCATGATTATTAAATATCAGTTTTTCTTGCAGGAGAATACTCTTTAGAATCTGAGAAGAATTCCCATTCTTCATCAAATCCAAAGTTATCGCCAGGCATTAGTAATTTATGATCCTGCTCATTAATAACACCATCATTATTCTTATCTTCTTTCGCAGTTGGAGTTACCGTATATCTCATCTCACGTTTTGCAGTCTTGACATCAGTACTAGTGTACATATCAACTTGAACCTTACGGATAAGACCGTCACTGCTATCAGCGATTGGACCAAACAGATATGTTTTTGCCATAAACTGTAAGGTATAGATTAGAGATCTTCTTGTATCAAAATTTCCTTCATAGTCATCTTGAAAACCTATAGATTCAAGAATAATTGGAATATCTCTTTTTTCACCAATAGAATCAATTAAATCTACAGTTAGATTGAAGTGTGGTTGAAAATATGGTAAAATTTGTTCAATAATTTGTAAAGCGTCATCATTCAATTTTGAAAGAATATTCAGTTCAAATCCAATATTATATGGTACAGGCATAAACACTTTTTTTGCTCTGCCACCATCATCACAAGTTTTATATGTTTGAACTAAACTAGACTTTCTTGTTGAGTCATATTGAATAGATGTCATTTCAAATGACATTCTAGGCATTGTAATTTGAACTGCTTTGTTCAAATCTGCCTGTTGTTGAATTCTTGCTAAAAACTTTTGACTTGGACCATATGCCAAAGGAACTTTCATATCACTAACATCTTTACCCGCACCGTCTTGATGGCGGATATGAATATCATTGAACAAAGTTCCAAACGATATAATAGTTTTTCTAATTATTTCGTGATAATAATATGTTCCTAACATTAAAATGTCCCAAATGGATTAGTTTCGGTGAAGTCCAGAAGACTCTCCCCTAGAGTTTCAAACTCATCGTTCTCGGTATATTTATCATAAGTATCATCTTGTACATAACTATAGACTGGATACTCTGCACCAGAGGTTTGACCTATTATAGTTTCGCCTGGATAGAATCCAATTGGTTGTGTAGAACCTATACTGACATTTGAGATTTTAAGGACGTGAGTATCTTGATCATATTCTTTGACTCTTGCTTGAACCATAGACTGAGATCCCATAACAATCTCATTGAAGAGATATGTTCCGACACCTGATAAAGTTTCTGGATTAGATATCGTAACAGTTGGCGAGCTACTGTATCCTCTTCCAGGTTCTTTAACGTAGATTGATTTAACAACATTACTATTACCATCAACGCCGATAGAAGCAATACCAACTGCAGTGTGTGCAATACCACTTGCAGTTGGACCTGCAACTGTAACAGTTGGTGCTGTTCCATAACCAACACCACCATCCAAAATACTAAATCTGATTACACCCTGACCACTAGTTTCGATGGAACAAGTTGCTGCTGCTCCCGTTCCGCCACCACCACTTATAGTAATTATCGGTGGAGTTACATATCCTGCACCAGCATTGGTAATGAGGATTTTCTCAATAGAAGTTACACTACCACTTGTAGTTAAGAATCCTACTGCAGTTGCATTATCACCAATTTGCCCAGTCGGAGATGATGAAATACCTATAGTTGGTACAGATGTGAATCCACTACCATCATCATTCAAATGGATTGTTCTTACATAACCACTTGGCACAGATCCAGAAATTAGTGCTGTTGCAGTAGCAGTTCTTCCAACTCCAATCAGTTGAAGTGTAGTAATGTATCCTTCATCTTGAACTTGAGTATCGATTGCTTCGATAGTTGTATCAATAACTTCATCTTCATATTCAAAGAGTTCACATTTAAGTTGATAAACATAATTTTTTCCTAACTGAAAGAAAGGATCTTCATGCTCAACAAATTTTACTTCAAATAATCTTTGACCCAGTGGAAAATAAACTAAATCCCCTTCTCTTGGGCGAGTTGGGGTCGGCATAATCGAATCATCAGTTCCATCATCTTGTCCTGCCATGAATGGAGCGATGAAATCTTCAAATCTTTCTTTAGATATTGTTATGATGAGTTCATCTCTGACACTAACACCAAATTTTGTTAGAATATCTCCTGCACCACCATATCCTTCAAAAGTATTGACATATGCCTCAATAGCAAAATTATCATCAAACTTTGAAGTTTGAACTTCTTCAATAATTGTTTTTGTATTTACATACTTTCTTGGGATATAAGTTACTTCAACACCATGAAAGGTCAGGTGCTCATTTATTAGATCTTGGACTAATCTTTGTTCAGATGCAGTCCCTTGTAGGAAAAAAGGATTAAGTGCCATTATCCAATAAAGTCGAGGGGTGGAAGTTCATATTCCATGGTCATTCTTGACTTAATTTCTGCAAGTTCTTGTTCTGCTTGTTGCAGAATTTCTCCTCCATTAAGTTCAATACCACCAGGAAGTTTAACACCCCTAAACTTACTGAGGTTTCTTCCCCACTGACGTTTAATCAATGCGGTAAGATATCTCTTTAAGAAACTATCATTATAGATTTGTGTAAATGATGCAGGGTCTAATGCTCTATAGCATTCAATGACTATAAAATCACCTACGGTTTCCGAACCCCAATCAATATCAAGATATAATCTATCTTGTCTCTTATTAAATCTTACTTGTTTATCGGGTGTTAGTAAAAAGTCAATATCTTCAAGATAAGACTTGACCATAGCATATTGTAACAACTCAACGGAGTTGAAATAATATAAATCGTTTAAAAATAGTTGATATTTGATACTAAACATTCCACCAGAAATAGAACTGGTATCAAATTTAAAAATTTTCTCAACTCCAATCACAGAATCTGGAACTTGAATGTAATTGGAATTTTCGTAAAAATTGAATGTTGTTGCTGCAACTCCAACGGACGTTGCAGTCGTAGTTATGATGCCTACTCCTCCAGTAGGATCAACTGTTTTAACACCAGAAGATTGTGCTCCTATTCCTCTATCAATATCTTCTTGAGTAATTTTATATTTAAGATACATCTTTTCAACACCGTCAAAATGACGTTCGTTGAAATATTGAATTGCATCATCAACTAGATCATCAATTTGATCATCGTCCACGTTGATTTCCAACACTGGAGCACCAAGTTGACGCAAACAGTAATCTATAAGTCCTTGCCTAGTTGATGGTTTTGCCATATTACTTTTCTAATTTTGCTTTGAGGTCAGCGTTTTCTTCTAGCAAAGTATCCATTTGCTCCTGAAAATCCTGAGTTAAAGTTGCTAACTTTGCCTCAAGAAGAACATTTTGATTTGATACTGCTGCTAATTTAGAATTATAAATCTTGATGAGAACGTTGACATCCACTTCACTTTGATTTTCCATCAGTTACCTCAGAACGTACCCCCATCCAGAGTTGATGTCCAGTGGGGCTTATTAGTATATATGGGGGTAACAGTATTAGGAACTGAGGCAAGATTTGTTATTGCTCCGCTCTGACCTTCTCTTCTAAGGTTTTGTCCTGTTTGGAATCCACCACCTTCTACACCAATCAAACTCACAGTTGTTGAACCAGTAACACCTGTCTCAACAATACCATAAGCATTGGAAGTATCTTGTCTGATAATATCACCAGCGGAAGCAGTAATTGCAACTGATAATACTAAAGTTTCCTTCGTAATAGCAGTCAGAATCTGTTTAGAAGTAGAAACTGGAGCTGCAACTGCATTAGTAGATCTTTGGAGACCAGTGCTGTCAAAGTAAACAACACCGCCAGTAGCATAATCACCAGACTGGTAGTAGATACCTTTGATATCCAGGAAACCTTTAGTTCCAGTTACAAGACTATTTGAAATAGTTGCATCAGGAACATAAACCCATCTTCTACTGTCATCAGCATGGGTTCCATGATTGTTAACACCTGCGGTGCTAGTTGCAATGGAGTCGTCTTCCATTCCAAAGAATCCAGTCTTATTATTGGATGCTCCAGAACTTGTATTGAAGGCGAATGAAATACCTCTATCAGTATTACTATCGTAAGCGTGAGTGATAGTTACTTGAGTTGTGGTGGTAATGCCAGCAGTTGTGGCATTACTAATCGTAATTGCTTTAGTACCAGGATTATATGCAGTAATTGTGGTATTATTTGCAATACCTGCTGCAGCAGTAATTCCATCACCAGTATTGATACCAACAATAGAATCCAGAATCAGTGAATTTGCACCACTGCTGGCTTCTGCCATAACAGTTCTAGTGCTAGTTACATCGCCAATATGGAAAATCGGATCATTCAGGGTTGATGTAGTAGAATTGACGGTTGTAGTTGTACCATCAACTTGTAAATTACCCTTAACAACAACTGTTCCTTCATTACTCAATCCATCGGGATATGGATCAATGAACAGAGTGTCGCTACTACCTGGAGTAGTTGAAATAACATTATCTTCAATCCTTACTTGACCAAAGAAGGACTGTCCAGTTACTGTAATGGCAGTGTTCCATTCCCATGGAGCACCAGTTACACGCATTACATTGGTGCCATTCTCATCATATTCAATTTTACCATCCTTATCATCACCGAATGAAAGGAAAGTGTCATCTGGAATATGTACTTCACCAGCACCATGAGGATCTAACTTAATATCCCCATCAGTATCAGTGGATGAAATTACATTTCCATCAATTCTTAAATTATCTACATTCCACTGATCAACTTTCAGAGATTCTGCACCACCCAATCCAGAATTGGTTGCAGGTGCCATGATAGCGACAACACCTCTGTCTTGGTTTCTGGTGTTGTGTGCTGCTGCTGGAATTGTTCCAGGAGCGTGCTCCATCATGGAGGTGTAGTAATGACCACCAATTGGATTAGCATTGGTGCCATCATCACCGAGGAACACTCTGTCTTTGTATTGATTAGTTCCTCCAAAACTACCAATACCAGTTACATATCCAAGTTCACCCCATTGTAAACTGGCTGGTTTGCTAGTACCTGAGGATCTTTTAATCCTAATAATACTTGCCATGTCAGAAATTTCCTCCGTTGATGTCTAAATTCTGGGTCGCGCCTGGCGTCAGGGTAAGAGTTGCTTCCCATTTTCTGATGCTACTGTTGTAGACGAGCACCATACCATTCTGCAAGTTAGAAGCACTAACATCACTGAGTTCTGCCAAAGAGAGACCCTGGGCACCCGCAAGAGAAGATATAACTTTTACTGCTGGTTGTTGACCTACTCTGACTTTAATTTCAGCCATTTATGATATACAAATCAGGATGTAGAAATATTTATATTCCTTGAAGTCCCAATCTACCTACAACTTCTTGCTGCTTTAGGTAAAGTTTTGCATAAGATTTTGCAATGTCCTTCAACATATCTCGGTCATCACAAGAATCAATCTCATTTGCAAGTTTTGTATATTCAAAACTTTTAGAAAGATTTTCTAGTGTGATTTCATTTGGGTCCATTAGTAAGCTCCTTTAGTAAAGATTTGATTTCATCAATATCCTTCTTCAGTGTATCAAGTTCTTCCCGTTCTGTCTGCCTTCTTTGTTTCATTTTCATGTATTGTGCATAACCGGCACTATCGGTGTTAATGATAGCGCCAGTATCTCTATCTCTATAAAGATTTGGTTCGCCCTCTACAGGAACGAAATTTTCATTTTCCATAATTATGCAAGTGCGATTGCTCTAAAGTCTTTCAGTTGAACTGGTGTTGATTCGTTGGTAGACGACATAACAACCTTGATAGCGAAAGCAGTAAACTGTTCCAAATTATTTGCGGAGAACTGATACTCTGAGAATTGACCTGCATCATTTGCGGGAACAAAAGCATCTGCTCTTCCACTATTTTTATTTGGATCTTTAACTCTATCACCAAATCCATCACCATCAGTATCAATAAGATTATCATAACCGGGGAATGGTGTGAATTTCTGATCAATGTTGCTGGAGTCTGCTCTAAAGAGTTGATAAAGAACTCTAAAATCAGCACCCTCTTCTCTATTTGCAGCAATGATAATTTTCAGACTGGATGCAGGTTTCGCGAGAGAAATTGTCTTAGTAACAAATACTGCACCATGTGGATCACCATCAATTAAGTTGGCACTTCCATCTTCAATATAATCATTAACTGGTTTGTTAGTTTTGTTTCTGCCAAGTACAAATGTTGCATTTTGCAAGTCAATAATTGGTGACAGATTCTCATCTTCTGTTGAGAAAGCAACTCTTAAATTCAAGGACTTATTACGCTGAATTTGTTGTCCAGTCAGATATGCAAGTTCATTCACTCTAGATGCTACCATTCTTGGAGTTCTAAACTGATTAACTTTATTCAAAAGAACATCTTCATATCCCTGATCGAGGAATGAAACTTCGGTTCCACCAGCACTAGTACCAGAAATAGTTCTGATAGCAGATGTTGCTTTAGTTCCCTTTCCAGGTGTAATGATGTTGAATACGGGTTCAATAGAACTGAATTGATAATTCTGTGAAATACCAACACTATTTCCACCAAATCCTTTCTGTGCAGCAAAATTCAACATTCCATTTCCAGATCCTCTTCCCTGAGGAACTGCAAGTGTTCTATCAAATTCGAGATGATAGAAGTCGAGATTTGAATTTGAATCTCTATAATATGTCGATGGAATATTATGAGTTCTGTTGATTCTCATCAGAGAAACACCGTTTACCTCATATGGTTGAATTGCCGATCCTTGAGCATGATCTGAAACTGCAGTACCATTTTGCCCTCTAGAGGAAATGGTAAGGGCTCCAGTATTATTTGCTCCAGCAGAAACTGCAGTATATTCAACAACTTCACTATTGAGAAGTGCATAACCTCTACTTGTAGAAATTCCTTCAGATGTTGCAAATACTGTGGTATTAGCGACAGAAACTTGAGTTCCAGTTACGCCAAGTGTTTCAGTAATGGTAGTCTTTGAAGTATCTGGTTCAATATCAACAATTTCAATTTTGTTGTTTCCTCCATGGTGTGCATGGTTCTGTTGCTTGATTCTAAAGACATTTCCACTAAATTTATTATCAATAATAGATGAAGTTCCATTTACATCTACATTAGCGTCCGTTAATACACTTGGAGATGAGAAATAGTAAATATCCTCAGTGTTGGTGAAGTTTTCACCTTGAACATTTGTTAGATACAAAGTATCTGTACTTCCAAGATTGTTAACAGTAAGTCTTGCTCCAGAACCAGCAGCACCACCAGTGCCGCCCATATCAGCGGTTGTAATTCCAAGAGTTTCACCATTTACATAACCACTACCTGCATTAGTGATGTTTACAGAATTAATGAATCCTGTGGCATCAGTAACGATGGTTGCTTGTGCTCCACTACCTTTACCAGTTAAAGAAATTAAATCAACACCAGTAGAAGTTGTAGAAGCTTTGTAATCAGTACCACTACTTGCAATTGATACAGAAGCAGCACCTGTTGTAATTGGGGCACCAAGATTCTCAACATAACCATTGATAGAATCAAAAGTTTGACCTTGAGTAACTCTGGTTCCTTTTACAACAGCACCAGCAAGAGTTCCAGTTATAGGTAACTTGAGTTTTCTTGGAAGTGCTTCAATTGGATTATCATTCAGATCTTGTGCATTATCACCCTTTGGTGTGATATCAGTGTTAAAGAAATTGACTGTTCCTGCCTTTTTAGTAAACTTCGCCTTATACAAAGTAAACATTAAGTCTTGATACTGACTTGGAGTCCAAATTGTACCATTCTGAGACTTAAACAGAGAACCACCAATATACTGCTTAGTTACAACAACATTGCGAACATTTGGAAGTTGTGAAGTATTCACAGTCTTCTTGCCCATTGTTGCAGTCCACATTTCATACAGGTCAGAACCTGGTGAAAGAACGACAATTGCATATTCTACTTCTGGTTCCAGATAAACTGGAGATTCAAAAGCAATATTGGTTGGTATTGGATCAAATGGATTTTCTTCATTAATGAAGATATCATCAGGATTTAATGCAACTTGTGTATAATCTTGAACCAAGAATGAAGTTGGAGTTCCAAGTTCCATTGTTCTAAGTTCAACGAAAACTTTAGCTTTAGGATCCTTATTGGCAAAGAAGAGGTCAAATGATGTTAAGAATGCACCAGTTCCATCGACAGTAAATGACTGTGCAAGTGGATCTCTATGTGGTGCCTTAACTTTAACTTCAACTTCAGTTTTCTTTCTCTTTGGTCTGGGTGGATTTCTAACAGAAACTCTAGAAGTTTCTTGAGTTAAAATAGTTCCACTTCCACTGTATTGACCAATTGCTTCGGATGCAAATAATGTAGAACCTGGCAATACAACTTTATTTGGTGGATTTGCAGTAATTTTAACTGTCTTAGTTCCACTCTTAATTCTGATTCTTGGTCTTGGTTTAGCGTTAGCATTTCTAATAAAGAATGATCCAAGAACATCACCCCAGTTATCGGCAATTAGTCTTTTATCTGTTACAGTTGCACATGCACCAGAAGTTTTACCAACAATAGTAAATCCTTTTTTAACAAATCCATAATATTTTTGCCTTCTTGCAAGTCTCTTCAGTGCAAAGTTGATAAGTCTAGAAGTTGGAGAATATCCATTTCCTGGAGCTGGACGATTTTTATCATAAGGATCAACTTGATAATTTTCCTTCAATACCGTAGGATTTCCTAAGTTAAATCCTCTTTCAGCATTATCTGGAGTAGCACGTCTCCTTGTTCTATTATCATTTTGAACTAAAGTATTTCCAATCTTATGATTTGGTCTGACAATAGGCAAAAATCCTACTTTCTTGCCCTTTCTATTGAAAATCTCAACTTCTTCATTCACTTTAAAGGTGCCAGACTTCATTTCGATTTCACAAAGTTTTGGCAAATAATCAACTGGTTGGCTATCAAGATAGAAATAGTGTCTCTGATATGGTCTTAAACCGTTGGCATAGAAACCAACGTTTCTAGAACGCATCCAAGGATCTGCCTCACCTGAGACTTTTACATCTTCAACATAATCAAACTCTCTAGAAGGTCCTCTGAGTTTTGGTGTATATTTGGTTGTAGTGGTAATTGTTGTTGTAACGAATTTTCTTCTTCTCTTCTCACCTCTACCGCCACCTTTTTTGTAAGTTCTATATTCAACTTTTTTATCAACATCTCTGGTAGTTTTTGCCTCTTGCTTCCATTTGGCACCAGTAGATTCTGTTCTATGATCATTAAGATAGATGGTTCTTACCCAGTTATCTGATGCTGGGTCCAGGACAATACCACCAACAAATACAATGACGTTGAATGGGTTAACATTTTCAACATTAGTCGCGTGTGGCTGATTAATCCATCTCTTTTGCTCATACTCAAGAGTAATCATATCTCCAGTTTTCTGACAACCACTTCTTGGTGGTAATGGGAGATTATCACTGAGATCTGCATTTTCTACATCAACTGATGGATCAAACTTCAATTCTGCATCAATTGACCAGAAATCTACTGGAGCAATACAAGTTGCAGATCCCTTAGAAATATCTACTGTAGATAGGCGTGGATCCATCAAAGACTTATCTCTAAAATCACTAACAATGAAACCACTCTTGAATCTGTTTAATCCATTTGCATCGGTGACTTCTAAAGTCTTTGCATTCAATTCAAGCATCGTGAGGCTTGTCATTTCCTCAAGATTTTCAATTCTATCTTCAAGCTTGCCGATATCACGCATGGTGAATCGTCTGTTGTCACGAAGTTCAACTCTAGGATCACTTACTGTATTATACAAATATGGTGGGAGAAGAACTTGTGCAAGCTCCATAGAATCGTCTGTTAAGACTGGAGCTTTCGGATCATCAGCAGAAACACCCTGAGTTACTTCAATTTCACCCAATCTGTTGATGGAAACCAAATCAATTCTTGGTAGATAATAAGTAAATCCAATAAAAGATGATTCATCAGGAGTAACTACATATTTGTAATTGTAATCATATTCTCTGCTAGTAAAAGCAAATGGAGATGCTGCAGTTGCACTTGGATCAAACGCCTCTACTCTTGGGCGGAAATCAATAAGGTCACTGACACGAAGACCATCTGGAAGAGTTGGAATGTCACTCTTAAATCTATCTGCACCATATGAATTTACAGTGAAGATATCTCCAGTATTGTTAGATGCTACTGTATAATGATCAAAAATAACTTTCAATCTTCTGGATGGTGTTGGACTTCCAGGTCTTCTTATGATTCTAGAATAGTCACAATATTGATGACGTTGACCTTTATCAAGTCTGTAATTCGGAGTCAGATCTAGGAAACTACCTGGAGTAACTTCTTGAATGGTTAGATCAAGTGCAGAATCACTAAATCTAACAGTTTCTCCAACAGTAAAGTCATCATTATTCAGAGGGACATAATCAATAGTATTAGAAGATGCTGCAACAACTTGTGCAACTGCTCTATTTTCTTGACCAACTATTTTTTCACCAACAATAACGTTTTGATCCAGTGCTAAACCAGTGGCAAAAGTAAGTTTATCTAATACTGGAGCAGAATCTGTAGTTGATTCGTAAATTGCACGAACATTTACTGCATCAGGAACATTAAGTGAAATTTCTTCATCTTCTACTCTAGTTCCATAAAACTTACTTGCAGTAAGACCATTTGCAGTGGTAGTTCCACTAGTTCTTGTAATATCAACAGAAGCAGATTTTGTAAAATCTTTAGTCTTATTAGTAACACCCATTTTCTTGAGTGTTACACTAGCCGTTAAGACTTGGTTTGGAACATTTGTAAATGTTACAGAGTTTCCTCCAGCATTTATGTTAACCATTCCACTATCAAGAGCAATGGGTGTACCAGTGCTTGTGTCAGTTAAAGTATACTTTTCGGCATCAAAAGGTTCAAAAAATACGCTAGTAATACCTGAACTGATATCAATAGCATCAGCAACCGTAAAGGTTATTGAACCACTTGCAGCAGTTTTACCTGTAATCTGCTTTGTAATTGTTAAATTTGAGTTTGCTAAATCGACAGAAGCAATGTTTTCAACAGGCAATGTGGAATACATTCCATTATTACCATATCCAAGAACTCTTGGAACCATCAGAGAGAATGTTCTCTGACCATTAGATACAGTATTCTGACAAACTCCAGGAATTGCAGCAGGTGCTGCTATCAATGAAATTGTAGATCCATCTCTTCTTAATTTGGTAACTTCATTATATGTTGCATCTGTTTGTCCGGTAACTTGATATTTGATAATTGAACCGGGTTTAATACCCGTTGTTGTATCAAAAAGTCTTCCAGCAACTCTACCCTCCGAACCATTAGCAACTTCAAGAAGATCTTTTACACCAAAATCTGGAAGTTCTTGCTCATAAAGAACAGTATCTGCAACAAAGTCTGTAACAAGAGCGGTATTCAAAGAACTGCAATCTTGCCAGACCATCTTAATATCTGAAGTATCAAATGCTTCTACAGTTTGAATAGCACTAGTTGTATTGCTATCTTCATTAATTACAACTTGCTCACCTCTAAGGAATGTACCCGAAGTTTGAGAAAGTGTATATGTGTTTGTACTTCTAGATTCAATATATCCTGTTGCACCACTTGAAAGACCTCTTACGCGAGAACTATCTGGTACATCAGTGGTATTATAGGTGTTTCCAAGAGTTAAGTTTGTAAAAGTCTGTAGATCATACAAATAAAGATCAAAACTAGTGCTTGCATCTTTATACTTAGCATCAGTTACACCAAACCAATATACTCTTGCTTTACCAACAAGATCTCCATTACCAGCATTGCGAGTTCCTGCATTGCCAGTATTGTCTCTTCTCTTATTATAGAGATTGATAATATTGGTGTTAGTTGCTCCACCACTAGCAGGTGTTCCAATATTGATATATGGTGTTCCATATACATTATTAACACGAATCAAACTACCTACAGCAAATGGAATTGATGCTGTAGTCAGAGGTTTAGTATCTCTTGGTTTTGGAACATCAATAATTGTAGAACCTACATGGTCAACATCAAATCCTTTGACGTATGCGGTGCCTGCAGACACCCTGATGCCCATGTTCTTCTCTTCAGGTACATTACCCTCATCAGTAACTTCCTCCTCTGTGAAGAGACCACCGTTGCCTGTCTCGTCATTGAGGAGATCTACAACATCAACAACAAAATTATCTACAGCATAGTTTCCAGACTCTTCAAAAGTTCTCTTTGCAAAATACTTTTTGATTTCGCTATACTGAGATCTATTTTGTAATTTTTTGATTTCACCTTCATCAACTCTTACTAGTTCCACAAAACTAGTATCTTCAGTATCTGTAAGTAATTTTTTAGCTAACTTTAATCTAATTCTTAGTCTATCCGCACCTGGTGCAGCATAGTTTGTAAATCCTTTTGCATTATCATTTAATTCTGGTTCTTGATCAGAATTTACAATCTCTTCAATAATATCGAATCCAACCCTATATGATGGTTCGTTATTATATGGGTCAAGAACAATTAGAGAATCTGAAACATCTACAAAAGTTCCTCTAATAAAATATACACCTTGAGCAACACCGACAGCATATCCAGTGTTTACTGCATCTACACTGGTAAGAGTAAATACCGTATCTCCAGAAACAATAGAAGTATTACCGTAGGTAACATTATCCTGAAGAACTAATACTTCACCATCTTGGAATTCTACAGTTTCATCTTCTGATCCACCCTCAGCATATTTTACAAAGAGGGTAATATCCTCAACACCTTCTTCTGGTGGAAGTAAATATCCTTTAATACGTGCCCTGATATCTGTAGTTTCAGAAATAACTTCCGAACCTTTACCATTATTTGCACCAACAATAGCATCAAGATAAACAGAAACATCAATGCCCAGATGATCTCTGTTTACTTTTATAGTTGTAAATTGATTATCACAAGTGACTCCACCAGGAATCACCATAGAACCTTCTTTAAATACGTGACTACCAAAAGATTCTATTTGATTCTGAAGAATCGATTGAAGACCCGTTAGTTCTCTTGCCTGAACAGGATACCCAGGCTTGAAAAGAACCTTGTAAAAATTATCATCCTTATCAAAATCATCGTAATAAGGATTTACGTTTAAGTTCGTCTTTTGGGGCATTTTTTAAAATTCCAGTATAATTTTTAAGTCTTCTTTTTGTCTGGGGTTTCTAGCGATGCTAGCTCTATTATCGAGATAAATTATTTCTCCCGACCCTTTATTTATTTCAGGTACTGCCATCCCATTTGTGAAATCAACACCAAGATTGATTAACTTAGTTCCTGTTGGATTTGTAGTAATACCAGAGAATGCAGTATCAATAGTTCCTTGGAATCCAGAAACATTACCATTAATTGATCCACCAGTTGCATTGAAGTTATAAGATCTTCCATTGGTGGAAATACCAGTATAATCTTGAGTGTCCAAAGTTGTTTGATTCACATAGATTGATCTATCTGAAAAATACTTTAGAACTTTCGTTTCATCATCCCAAGAAGCAACCCATCCGCGTGCTTTACCAACACTCAGATTTTGTTCAATCTTTTCACCAACTTTTGGTTTACCAGATAATGTTTGGTCATCCTTTAATTTCAGTGAGAATAATCCACTGAAGGTATTTTCTTGATATACATCATTAGTTCCAACTTTAGTTGGATTTTTTACAATCGAAACCTGTGCAAAACTTGTATCAACAGGGAAATCTCTGGTAGAATCATCAAATCTTGCATAAACAAGAACTCTATCAGTTCCTAACTCCGTATAGATGTCAAATCCATGTCCCTTGGATGGTGGGATAATTGGAACTAAGTTTGCACTTGTTCCAGTTGTATTTGAGTTGATTGAACCAAGGTCAACAAGACCATAAGTATAATCTTTACCACCAGATACTACTGTAGTATTGGTAATTCTATTACCTTGAACATCTACCCTAACTTTTGCTCCAGTGCCATCACCTATGATATCAAACTCTTGTCCAATACCATTAGCATAGTTATCACCTGCATCAGCAATGTAAACTGTTTTAATTTGATTCTCATTTGATGAAGAATCTGCAGATTCTCTCACTGCTCTAATTTGAGCATCTGTACTAGTTGACCAATTATTTGGTACAGTAATATATTCGGTAGAATCAAATTTGATGATATCACTTGGAGTGATGGTATAAAGATATTTCCAAATATATCCATCACCACTGTCACCTGCTCTAGATGGTTCTAAATCAGTAAATGTTGGTTGATCCAAAGAAACGTTGCCCTTGAGATTAGTACCACTAGAACCATTTTCAATGCAAATGTAGACTCTGTAGTCTTCATTCATTACATAATAATTTGCATCATATAATCTAGAGGCATTAGATACTGGTGCTGGACTTGTGACACTATAGTCATCTCGATACATTTCATATCGGTTTCCAGCAACCCAGTTAATCTTTCTTACAATACGTCTTACGTTTGCAGAAGTTACTCTTTTGCCATATAAAACAACATCACCTGCGTGCCTGTTTTTTGTTATATTATCTACTGGTGCAGGTGGATTTGTATTCCACAAAGAATCTCTCCCATAAGCATTAATTGCCGGATTGGGAAGACCAACAGTAATATAATATGAGTTGTTTGTAGAATCAATAGAATCTACAAAATTACTGGCATTCAGAATTCTAAATTGATCAGTAACAATTGCTGACATCGTTATCTTTTTTTATGTATTTATAGGGGAATGTATAATATTAATTATTGGACGTAGAATGGGAAGTAATTATCCGCTTCTGGAGAAACTCCATCTTCGGGTGGTTTCACCGATCTAATCGCACCAGATTTCTGTTCACCAAAGTTTCCTCTTCTTTGAATTGTTGGGAATGTTGACAATCCAGCATCAACTGTTAATCCAGTTACTCCGATTGCAATTCCATCTCTATTATCGTAGTTATAAATTCTACCGAAAGAGATTCTTCCGTGAGAGGTACAAATACCACTTTCAGTGATATTCCAATCACCTGTAGCAAGAATTCCAAGAACAGGACTATCACTATGAATGTTGCAAATAATTTCACCATCTTCAAGAAGTCCACTCTTCGCATGAACTTTGTAAACATTGTCAAGGAATGTTGTTCCAATACCAACAACACTATTGTTATTAGAATCAACAGAGGTTACTCCAGTACCAATAGTGGTATCATAAATTAAAACTGGATATCCAACTGCCAAATCATTTGTATCCGAAAGAACACCAAACTTACCATTCAAAGATGTGTAATTTGAAATTGCAGTGAAATTAAATTTCAGTGCAAGTGGATGACCACCAACACCAGGACAAGTGCTGATACCAGTGATAATTCCACTAAATCCTTGGACGTTAGAAACATTATTGATAGTTTCTACAGATGCCTTTGGTATTTCAATAATTGTCTGTGGTGGATTGGTTGTAGTGTAACCAAATCCAGGATTGGTGATTGTAACTGCAGAAACTTGACCATTTGTAATGGTTGCAGTTGCAGTAGCAGTTGTACCAACACCAACACCAATAGACTTAGGTGCGGAGAACCTAACATCAAGTGAAGATACGGTATATCCTGCACCAACATTATTAGTTGTGATTGCACTTATAGTTCCTGCAGCAGATACTGTAGCAGTAAATTCTGCTCCAACTGGTGCTATATGATTAGAAAGGAATGCGTCAAATTCAAAGTTGCTTCCTTTTTGAACATCAAGAATTTCATTATCATACACAAAGAATTGTGCATTATCTACAAATATTTCATTTGATGATGGTGTAATATCACCAATAACTCTTGCAGTTGGGAAGATTTTTGGTTCCAGAACAGGTCTTGCTTTAGAAACAAGATTTCCTCTTACATACAAGTCATTCTTTTGTTTAATCCAATCAATTGGTCTAAAGTTGTTTTCATCAACACCGAGACCAGTATAGATTTCCGTTTCAACAACATCAGATCCAGGAATATCAGTGATTGTTCTGCTATTTTCTTGATTTGGTGTTGTATACAGTGGATGCTTTCTTACAAACAGGTCATCACCAATCTTAATTGTGGATGTAACATCAATCAAGAGTGAGTCGAGATTATTTTGACCAACATAGAAGAAGATATCAACTTTATCTTGTGGTTGTGGTGCCTCAGTAAAGATGAATGATGTGCCACCAGTAAATTCATAAGAGTATCCTGGAGTTTGTAGGACACCATTAACAAAGATAAGGAGAACGGAATTTAAATCAATATTTGCAGAGAGTGGACTTGCAGGATCGAGTTCAAAACTCAACAATTCACCTCTATAGAACAGTGGGAATCTCTTCCTTGTTCCGTTTTGGAAACCAGCAACACTGTCAATGAAGTCCATTTCACCAAATGACCATGAAGAGAATCTATCAGTAAAGGTAGAAACAACTTCAAGTTGGAAATCAGAAGCAGGTTGGGTATAATCTTTGGCAGTTACAAGACCAACTGCCTTCATAACATCACCAGGTTTGAACTGATAACCATCTCTAGCAACCTTGAAATTGCTTACAACAAATCCTGCTCCAGGTGCTGGAGTTCTTGTTGGAGTGGTAGCAATAGTAGGATCCACAGCATTTGTTACAATTCCAACCAGGGTATGAATTGCAGATTGGACGTTTGCACATGTTGGATTGTTTGAATCAACAGTGATTGTGGTATCTTTAATCTGAAGTTTGTTGGTATGTGTACCGATAGCAACAGACTCATTTCTCATTACCTTGACTGCAATATCTCTTGCCTCCATAAAGGCATTGATAGTTTCTTGCTCTTCACCAGCAACATGAGCACCAGTGATATAGAGGTCTGCAGCATCTACTGTGAGATCATTTCCACCGTATCTGAGGTTATATGCAACAGATTCAAGTACATCAACAATATCATCCTTACAATCTTGTCCATTTGTTCCTGCTGGAGGATTATATGATGGATATGCATCACGCATCCTTCCATATGCAACATCAGCAATAAATGCCGTATTTGCTACAATCAAGTTCGATGCATCAAAGAATCTATCGGGATTAGAATTCTCTGCGGATTGACCAATTTCAAGATTTAAGAGAAGATTTTTTCCAACTTCAGTTGTTGCTCCAACACCAAGTCTAGATACACCTTCAATTGGAATATTTTCATAAATTGGTTCTGGAATAATCAATCTTGGATTGACATAATCTGTACCACCAGATGTGATATTGAATGCGAGAGTTCCACCAACACCAACGATTGCCTCAACAGATGCTCCAGTTCCACCACCTCCACCTTTTCCAACATTTACTGTGATGGATGTTGGAGTTGTTGCAGTAATTGCAGTTTGAATACCAGCAACTGGGTCAGTTGATCTTGGATATGGATGCTCACCAAAGAAGTTATCTTGAGAGCAAGTAAAGACTAAACTATCAGTTCCAATTGCAATAGTATTAGATGTAGTTAGTGAGTGAGAACCAATCTCAAGAACAAGAAGTCCAGTATGTGAAATATAAGTTGCTGCAGTTGGTGTATAATTTACACCGTTATTATCAGTAAGACTATTTGAAGAAGAACTTACAAATCTATGATCATATGCAAGATCTGTTACACCGATAGAAACTGGATACCTATATCCAGAACCATATGAAAGATCATAATATTTCGATATAGTTCCACCACCTTCATAAGTGTGTGGAATTGTACTAGTTCCAACCAGAACTGTCAGTTTTGATGAAGAAATGACGTTCCTAATATCTGATGCATAACCATAATCTGGGAAGATAGTTGTTGTTCCATATCCAGTACTATCACAACTAAATTCAAGATCAGTTAGTTTTACTCTTTCATTTGAAATGAGATTATGTGGATCAGAAGTTTCTAATGTGAGAACACCAGTTACATTATTGTAACTTGCAGTGCTAATAGAAACTGGTCTTCTATAGGTATTGATTCCAGTAATATTATTAATTGTACCATTAGAATCTTTATCCACCAGAAGAGATGCGCCATAGAGAGGAGCATATCCAAGACCTGGTGTAGAACCTAAGGAAACAATCAAACCACCTCTTGGAATTTGGTTTTGGTTAATGTCAAATTCGGATTGAATCTTACTACCATCAACGGATGTAATACCAGTATAAACAACACTAGAAACACCTGCTTGGACATTTCTAATCAAGTCATAGTTGTTACCAGTGTTATTTTCTGTAGATGGTGTTTGGAATACACCATTAATGAATAGAATTCCATTTCCTGGCGAAACACCTGTAGTATCAATACCATTAACCTTCAATGTATAAGTTCTACCAATTCCAGTAAATTGGTCAGAATTATCATCAAAAATCATATTTTCATCATAATTTTGTCTCAAGAATGTTCTTCCAGAGAATTGTGATCTTACATAAGGAAGATTCTGCTCATTTCTTCTTGCGCGAGTGTTTCCTTTTGGAGGATCTGTAAAGAAGATTTCATTTTCAACAATATTAAATGAACCTCTATAAAGTTGGACTGTAGTTCCATCAATATGAGATGTTGCCGCAGAACCAACGGAACCTCTAACAACAGAAACTGTTGCATGAGTTTCTCCTGCACCTGCTTGAATAACACCACTGATGGGACCAAGAATTTCACCATTAAAATTGCTAGTGAATCCTACAGTTTCAACCTTCATGTATTCATCATCAATTCTAAGCAGATCGCTTGGTTGAATTGAAGAAATACCACTAACATTGAATGTATTAATTCCAGCAGGAATACCACCACTGTAGTAATGACCATTGAATCTTAGTTCATGACTGATTGGTGTAAAGGTGATTGGTTGTTGAACAATACCATCAATACCAATAACTGTTTTAGAAAGTTTCTTAGTAAATTCAAGTTCATGCTTGTTACCCAAACCAGCATCAGTGAATGTAATTGCAACACCAGATCTGGCATCAAGTTCTGTTGCTGCCAACTTAAATGTATCTGGTGTAATTGCAATTGCAAATACTGTAGATGGCATCTTATCTGTAAGAATACCTGCATAGTTTGTTGTTTGACCAATACCCATTGATGTTTGACCAACACCAGCGAAGGTAGAAGTTGGAATATATCTCAGTTCTTCTCCAGTATTGAAGAAGTGGTCGGTCATTGTAAACTCACCAGTTCCATAATCAAGTTTTGTGGTATCAGTAGGATCAAAAGACTTGTTATAAATTGGTTTTCCTTCGTATGTCAGTGGGAAGTTGACTCTATTTGCTCTTAATCCATTTAATCCATCAAAGGCAGAAAGATATAATAATTGATTTGTTGGACCATACTGTAATGGTAATGCCTGATTATCAAAGTCCATCTCCTGATAGAAGACTTCATTAAAGGACTGTAAGGTCACATCATACCCAGAATCGGGATAGAAATTGAGATGATATCTATCACCAAATATTTCTGCACCAAATGTACCAAGTCCAGTAATATTATTGACTGGAGCAAATGGACCAGGAACAACAGTTACCTGACCCTTCTTCTTGTTTGCCAGTGTGTAAACTTGATGTGTGGCAGAAGTAGATCCTGCAGAGACTTTAACAATAGAACTTGCCGAAGAATTGAGTTCAAAAGAGAAAGTTCCTGCATGAACAACATCTGTTCCATATCCAACAGTACTTTCAAGTAAACCACTTCTTTCAGTTCCTGCTGGTTGATTATTGAGAAGGAATCTATAAGTTCCAATTCCTGCGGAAGTTGCAGCAAATCCAACAACATCTGCACGTATAGTCAGTGCATTGATTGAAGATATTCCAAGATTTTGTGCTTGGAATGTGACAATACCGACACTAGAATCGTAAACAGCAGTTATAATACCAGTTTGAGTTGCACTATAAGAAATAGATTGTGCATCAAAATAATATTCTTGAATAAAAGTATCTGTACCATCAAATGACAGAACTGCTTCTATATTATTGATTTCACCGTTTTGATTGGAAACTTCAATATTTGCAAATGCACCATTGAAATTATTTGTATCAAATTCTTTGATTGTTTTAATACTAGATGCTGTTCCAACACTAGTAATTCCAGAGACAAGTACACTAGTTAAATCAACAGAACCGAAAGATTGTGTTCCAATTCCTGTCTGACCTAATGGCAAATCACGATAGAGATAAGTTTTCTTGAGAATCTTGATATCATGATCTCTATCAAACGGATCTGTTGGTGTGAAGATTAAGGTTCTTCTTCCACTATCATCAATATTTGCAGTAAAATCGCCTAGTTTAGTACCCGTAAATGAAGTTTGCTTTTCAAAGAGGAATGAATCAAGTGTAGTTGTTTGAAGAACAAGATCAGTAAGTTGTAAGTGTCCAGTATCTGGATCTTGAATTTGAATCAGGTATCTTACATTATTATCAATAAAGTTAACTACGTCAACTTCAACAAATCCATCTTTGAATCCTCTACTTGAGAATAGGTTGCTAATATCATCATGAATTAGAACGCGATTAGTTCTACATTCAACATAATCATTGAGTTTTCTATTCTGAATTCTGAGTGCATTAGATTGTTGCAAATTAGCATTCAGAGGACTTACTCTTGGATTATCATCCAAAGCATTATCAAAATAGTTGATAATATCAACTCTTCTTTCGCCTACAACATCAAGTATAACAATTGATGTTGTAGAACCACCTAAACCAACACCACTGTTACCAGTCGATGTAACACCAACATCTACAAAGTTCTTGAGACCTGCAGGGTGAATAATGCTGTTTACTGGATTTGAAGATTCCTCCCAAGTGATTGGACTCTTAATTGAATATGAAAGATTCTGATAATAATCATTGTTGGGAACAACTTGATAATCTTCACTGAGTTTACCAATATCATTCTTCCATCCAATATTAACCTTTGAAGAATATTCAATCTTAAATCTTGCTTTTTTCTTATCAATTGAGATTACATCTGCAATGGATCCACTGATGATTCCCTTAATTTTTTCACCTACTTTAAGATCGTATCTACCTTTAATTTTTATGTAATCATCTCTAACAACAGAGACAAACAAATCTTGTTCTTCCCAGGTAGGTGTACCGCCAAAAGGAACCGCAGGACTTACATAAAGTCTTTCATTTTTAGCAAATTCTGCTCTTTCTTGAATAACATCAATTATTGGATAGTTGCTCTTATTAATAATAGTTGCAAAACCGTCTTGATATGTTTTTGCAAATCCAGCATTTGTAGATAATCCAACACCATTTTCATCAACTATTGCAAAAGTTAATTTTGCTGGGCTAGTATTTTGGTAATCAGTAACTTTGAAGAATTTGTAGTTATAATTTCTAGAGTTAAATCCAGTACCAACACCAACAACTGCTTGTTCAACACCTTCAACAAAAACTTCATCACCAACAGCGAAGAGTGGAGTAGTAAATCCAAGAACTGGAGTTTCGAGAACACAAGTTGCAATACCTGTTGGTCCCGAAAGCATGGATACAATACCAACACCATTTGAGTTGTCTACACAAATAATCTTGTGTGGTTCAGACTCCAAACCATAGATAGGTGCTAATTGTTTAATTTCAGCAATAGCTCCATGTGGTGCTTCTGCAATAAGAGAAGTCTTATCGACAATTTCTTGTCTGGTTTCATTCCAGAGGAAAACATTTGGACTATTCAGATATCTTGCACCAGCAAACTTAATATCTGCTTCTTTGAATACATCAAGATTATCAATTCCAATAATTGGTGGAACAAATGCTTCTGGTCTTAAAGTATTGTCTGAAGGATAGTCATATCCAACATCTTTGAATCTTATATTATTGATTCTACCAATACTTGTCGAAATACCTTGAATGTTTGCATTGACACCTTCTTTACTGGTAACATCAGTAAATTTGGGAAGTTTAGTGAAGTTAAATCCTTCAGAAATTACTTTTACCTTTGCAATACTACCATTCAGTGCATTTGAGGACTTTGTATTGTATGATAATAGATCACATTCAGATGAATTGTAATTTAATACTGATGGATATCTGTATGGAGAAATTTTAAACGAAGTTGGAGTTGCAGTAGTAATTCCAAACGTAGCATAAGTTCCATTATACTCACTTTCAACAAAATTAATTTCGGAATAATATGGAACTGATGTATCTGCCGTGCTAATGTATCCACCTTTTTCTAAGGTATAATACAATTTGCTTGGAACATTTTTAGAATGATTTAAAGTAAGTGATGCAGTTCCAAAACTTCCAATACCAATACTACCACCAGCACCAACAACATTAAAATCTCTACTATCACCAGAACTTACATATTCATTGACAAATTCCTTTTCTTTGTAGAACTTCAGTTCATATCCATTCAGAGAAGCATCATTTAAGAGGAATTTTAAGTCTCCATTTGATACGACATTGATTTGTGGGTTAATTAGACCAATCGTATGATTAACACCGCCAGCATCACTAATATCTACTGTGGATTCAGTTTCTGGTAAAGAATCATAAAGGGTTTCTGCTAACTTAAAAGTATCACTCGATGTTTTTACGACAAAGTATGATCCAGTAGAAAGACCAGAAGCAACTTGTTCACTATTATAATAAACTTTGTCACCAGTCTTAAACCCGTGATTAGTATACGTGAAAGTATTTGTTGCAAAGTTAATTCCTGTTGAATTGATTCCGATTGGATTTACAAGAATTTTATTCTCAAAGTAATCTAGTTTAATATTAAGTGCTGCAGTGGTTCCAAAACCTACAACAGTATTTGGTACAACACTCAACTTAATAGTATCATTATTCTTTAATCCATGTGTTGCAGATGTACTTACCAATGTTGTAATTCTAGAGACATCACCAGTAACTTGAGTTTTTTGAGTCTCAAGTAAAAATTCATCACTATCACTACCGGCAATTCTAAAGAAGACACCCTCAGTTTGTGAAGTATTGCTTAGAAGAGTTGCAATACCAATATGGTTTGGTCCTCTATTGATAATATAAACTTCAGATTCTCTAGTAGATTGATTGGGAAGGAAGAAAGTTGTTGAAGTTGCTTCCTGAGACGCAGAAATGGGTGTTTCACCTGGTGGCAAAGTCAGTTTAACCTTCTGTCCAGTTTTAAATGGATGATTTGGAAGATAAATCTGACGTGTTGGAACAGATACTTGTTTGTATGATCCGTCTGGAAGTTCGATTGCATCAATGTTTACAGAACCACCAATAGTCACACCAATAGCAACTTGTCTTCTAGCATTAAAGTATACTAAGTCATTACGATAAGACTTGAAATTATCAGTCTTGACTGGCAATAAAATTTCATCACTAATTGGATTTAAATTACTTCCAAGAGAGTGTGCAACTCCAGGACCTACACCAAACCTCTTGACTTTAAAAGTTCCATCTCCATAATTATTCAGAAGTCTTACAATTTCTTCACCATCTGAAGAAACAATTCTAATAGAGTTACCTATTGATACATTAGATAAAGACCCAGATACGTAAATTGACTCTGTGAGAGGTCCTTGACCACCACCATATGCACTCATTGTAGAGGCAAGACCAATAGTTTCTGTGGATATTCCAATGGTCTTAGAACCCTCTAACCTAGCAATAGAAGTAGACAATCCAGAAACCAATACAACATTATTATCAACTAAATCATATCCACCAAATCGATTGTAAGCAGCGACTTGACTGTCGTTCTTCCAAACAAAAACAGAATCTGGATATGATTCCAAAGTCGTTGTGATAGAAGAAATACCAGCACCAGACAGTTCAGTTACTTCACCTCTTAAACCAGATCCACCAGTTCCCGCAAAACTAAAGTTTACGCCATCACCAATACGATATCCTTGTCCACCATCAATGACTTTAATTTCTGGAACAGATCCTTTAGTTACTGATTCAATAACAGATGCCTGTTCAAATGTTTCATATGATTCGTTGAAGAAATCATATTCTGCACCAGATTGATCTACATTGTATGGGAATGTATTTCTAACAAGATTAGTTCCATTGAAATCATAAGTTTGATCAAGGACATTATTGTCTATAATAAAGTTGGACTTAAAAGTGTTTCCAACAAAGTATGGATATTGTGGAATGAAATTTGTTGTTGCACTGCTTGTAGTGACACCAACAAAATATGCATATACACCATTTGGAAATTCTGGAGTCTTGCAATATCTTCCATTATGAACATCCAAATCACCATTATCTCTATAGACGTAATCTTCAATAAAGAAACCTGGATCAAATGCAGGTCTGTTAGGAACAGATGAAGAATCTAATTTATATCCACTCTCAACTCTTTTGATGCCAGATTGAACAACATCTGCATCTTGATATGCGAAGGGTCCATAGATTGGATTTCCATCATATGCCCAACCAATAATTGGTGAATGAAGACCATCTAGTGGTTCAAGATTCTTTGCAAGATCTTGAGAATATCCATATACTCCATAGTTGAGATAATCTTCTTTATTACTATCAAGAAGACTTGCAAAAATTTCTTCAGTGTTGTTTATAGAAATTTTACCAAATCTAAACGCATCATTTACAGTGAGATCTCTAACTCTAGTATCAAAAATCGCACCTTGCCCTCTTGGATCAATATAAATTGATGTTGCAGATGTACTATATCCAATACCAGTATTGATAACAATAACGTCATCAATTTTTCCATCCTTAACAACAGGTCTCAATACGGCACCATTTCCAGTGCCAGAAGTATCTTCAATTGTAATATCCGGAACAGATGCATACTCTGTACCTTTGTTTAATATCTGAACTTCTTCAATTCTACCGTTAACAATAATAGGATTTAACTGTGCATTCTTTCCTTTAGTGATTGAAACTAAAGGTTTCTTATGAATATTAAAAGTAGTTGAACCATATCCACTTCCAGATTCATAAAGATATGCATCTGTTATTGGTCCAGTAATAATTGGTGTGAATACAAAAGTTCCTACACCAACATAGTTTGCCTCAACTTTAATTGGAGGATATTCAAATATTTGATATCCAGAACCTAAAGATTCAATCTTGGCAGTTTTATTTTTTAATAGATCGTTAGTAAAAGTTCCTGCAACACCAACATTAATAACTCTAAATCTATCATTATCTACTTTTTTGATAGAGTATTGATTTGTAGTAGAAAGACCAACAACCTCTGTACCAGTGGTTGAGTAATTTACAATCTCACCTGTCTCAAAACCATGATTTTCAAAATAGAATGTATTGTATTGAGTTGAAATTCCTGAGGACTTCACTCTTAACTTTCTATAAGAATAACCAGAACCAGGATTTAGAACTTTAATACCTCTCAGATTTGTTTGAGATTCTGTTCTAAATTTATGAATACCAGATGCAGTAGTTGCTTCAGACAGACCAATTGTGTTAATACCTGCTGGGAAGTGGAGAGCATCCTCCTCTTTTGTAAATAATCTAACTGTAGATGTATTAACAACTCTGATATAATATTCATCCCCACTTTGAAGATTATTATCTTCTGGGTTATTTGGATCATATGCATCACCAATACCAAGAGGATCGTTACCGTTTTGGTTGTAAATGAGTATTTGACCGTTTACAAGATTGTGTGGTCTATCAAAAGTAATTGTCTCATTATCAATATCAACACCACCACCAAGACTAAGTTTTCTACTATCAAACTTTAGTTCACGGAATCTACTACCAATGACTGGCTCTAATTCACATCCAGAACCATTACCACCCGTTAAGGATATAGAAGTCAATCTTTGTACATCGAAATCTTGTGGATCAACCAATACATCTTTTACATCACCAATAATAACTGGTTCAACTTTTGCTTGTGTTGTTCCAGTTTTGATAGTAATCTCTGGTGGAGTAACAACATCAAAACCTTTGCCACCATTCAGAACCTCAAATTTTTTCAGAGGTCCATAATAAACTTTGTCTTGAGAATCTGGCGCAGAGATTTCTACACCGTCAATTAACATACCAACAGAACCTTCAGTTCTAGGATCTGGGTTTACATCATTTGCACTTTGTGATAATGGGAATTTTCTTAAAATCCTATTATCAGTAATTTTTCTATTTCTATGTCTCTTAAGAGTAAATCTATGAATACCTGTGGATGGTAATGGTGCTGGTCCTACTCTCCTATGCTCACCACTTGTGAGAAGTTCCTTAGAGATGTAAATTTTAATATCTCTAGAAGATACCAACTTAACATAGTAAGTCTCACCAGATTCTAATCCTGAGAATGGATTGTCTGCGGTATAGACAATTTCATCACCATCTCTAAAATCTACAGGACTTGCAAATCTGACTGTATTATATGCTTTATAGAAATTATCAAAGTTTCCAAGACTACTTACTGTTCCGTCTGGAGTTGATGCTTCTACAATATCTTCTACAACTTCATATGATGGTAAAGAGTTGGATGCAACATATGCTTCAGTCAACTCATTATCAACATATAAGTTCAATATGTCAGTATTATGAACATCATTTCCTAATTCAATTTCTGCACCAGAACTTGTAGCCTTACTGAGTTTTCTTCTAAGACTATATGACGTTAATGGATTTGCAACAAAACCACCAGTATTAGATAACGTAACAGTTCTTGTTGCGAAATTGATACTTGATACTTCCGCAAAAGCACCACCTTGAGGGGGAGGTACAACAACAGTGCCAACACCTACAGTCCCAGATACAATCTCTACAAGGTCACCAACCTTAAGACTTGATTTATCAATATCTGTAGTCAGTACAAAAGTAGAACCACTTGCACTTTCGGCAATAAATCGTGTGCTGGTATTATAAATCCAAGAATTTGCAAAAACTTCAGCATATGTCTTATCTCCAGGTGGGTTTTTAATAACCTCACCCAAATTCTGTACAACAATTTCTTCATCCTCTTCCATAAGAGGAATATCCTCAACTGGATCAAATTCTGAAAGAACTCCAGTTATGCGTAAGTCAACTCTTTTTGAAGTATCTCCGTTTTCATATCCATAAACACAATCATCAAAACGAACCATTTTCCCAAGAGGAATGGGAACACCCATACCAACTGAGTAATTCTCTTGAGTACAACCATAAAACTGGTTGACACTCTTAGATGTGTATCTGATTAATATTGGACCACTAGTAAACTCACTTCTTTCACAAATAATCGCACCAGTTTGACCAAAACCAATAGTAGAGTCTACAGAAATGGTTGAGTCACCTGGTTCAATCTTTTCGACTACTCTTGATGCACCTGGAATAGTAAAAGTTCCTTCAATAAAATCTTTATCATTATATCCAACAAATACACCAAGTCTATAAAATGTTTTGTTGTTACGAGTAAAAATTTCTACATCAGATACAGATGCTCTGGTATTTGGATCTAAAGTTCTTGTGATTGTTTGACCTTCAAGTGCAAATGGATCGCCAGAGACAAAAAGTCCACTTTCTTCATCAAGATATTCTAAATTTTCAACAACAAATACTTCTCTTCTAACGTACTCAGCAGAGGATGGTTTGACCAATCTGGTCTCTAGGTCTATAACCTTTGCTTCAACGCCGTACAGGACCCGGAAGAGTATTCTGACAGACTCTTCAATACCTTTTGATTGGTAAAAGTTTCTAGCGTGCTTAATAAAGTTTCCAACATCCAAGTCAGAAACAAAATCAAGATCTTCAAATCCTGGAGTAAAAGTTCTCTTTAACTTTTTATAGAACTCTTGTAAGAAAATTGCACTTAAGTTTGTTACAGATACATCTGCAATGTGTTCTGCTGCTGTTGTTTGTGCAAACTTAAGAGATTGTCTGTTGGTATGATCAATGATATTTGAAATATCACTAGAATATCCAGTAATACCACTAAATCCACGAATACATCCAGTAAACGTGGTTGCAGTTTTACCAGTGTAAGTAATAATTTCATCACCAATTTTCAGAAGACCATAATCATCTGGAAATCCTTTAGTTGATGCAACAGTAATAGTAGTTGCAGTCTTATCAATACCTGAGGAGAGAGTTGTTGAACCAACAATAACTTCTGGAACGAGATTATCAACCCTGATGTAACGATCAAGGTTATCAACCAAATCAACATTACCTCCTTGATGTTCCAAAGAGACGTAATATTGCTTAAAAAGTTCTACCGCTTTTGGAAAATCGGCAACTAAGAATTCTGGAAGTTGGCCCTCAATAATCTTATTGAGTTGCACTCTCTTCTCAAATTGCGACATATTTTATTTCCTCTCTAAATCTCCGTTTGAGTAACTTGATGTATAGAAATCTCTTGTGAATGTGACGCCAGAAATGTCTTCACCAGATGCAATGACATCTTTAACCATATTTATCTTACTATCTGAAACGCTCAGACTCAAATAAAGATCTTTGAGTCCGACAACATCATTAGAATCTGGGACTGCTTGAATCTCAACAATGTCGTTTGGTCTCTGTGTTGAGACAATATTTACAGTACTAAGATTGATTTCTCCTTTTAGATAATCAACTGTTCCTGCTTCCTTTGCAACAACAATACTTTCACCCTTATCATTCACTTTAACAAGTGAAATAATTCCAGTTTTTAAGTCAGTATTGGGAACATCAACCATGAATACTTCACTCTCTTCCCCAGCAACTTTGAATCTTGTAGACTTAATATTAAATCCATTTGGTTTTACATTAAATCTATTACCAAAACAAAGTTCATACTGTGCGAATTGATTGACTAATGCCTTCAGATCTCTTCTAATAATGATTTTTGTAATATTAGAAGTGATTGCATCATCAACTCTATCAATCAATTGCAGCACTTTACTGTATTTGAATCTTCCACCAAAGCGATTCATGTCAACATTCTTGGAATATGAGTTCAAAACGTCAGTAACATTCGTTTTGAGGTCACTTGCATTCGATGCTTTGGATACATCATAGTAAATTGTCGAATCAAGTTCCACGTAAAGAACTTTCAGATCAACAATTTGCTGATTGATACCCGCAATTGAGTATTGCTTCAGTTTACTAAGAATATTTTGCTTGTCAAAGTCAGAAACAAACGTTCCATTCTTTGGTTTTATGCTAATTTGGACTGTTCCAAACTTAGGAGGTGATAATTCTTCTCCACCAACCACTGCAACTGACTCTGTGTTGGGATATACTTCCGAAATAATTGCTTCATAGTCCCTTGCAGTGACTGCTCTGTACTGAGCAGAGTATAAACGAGGCGCAAAGTACTTAATTGAAGAAACATCTTCAATTTCTCCACCATTTTGTGCCTTTTGAACCGTATTTACGGTGATAGAACCACTTGGAATGACTGATACTCCACCTTCATCAACAAATGAACCTTGGAAATCAAATATCGATGGTCCGTTTCCTGCTGCACCATCAGTTACAAGGTATCTTACAGTGATTACAGCGTTATTTTCTAATTTTTTACCAAAATATCCGTCACCAAACAGAAGTTCGTATCTTTCATCCTGAACTTCTTGTAATAAGAACACTTCAGAGTTCTTATTTAAGTTTAAAATGTTGTCAATTTGCTTAAATTCCCGTCCTAAACCAGAATCACCGATTCCTCTAACATAACATCTGATTGTAGAGGTATCAATACTTGGATTGTCAAGGATAAAACGCTGATCAACAGAAGTATTGACCAAAAATTGCCTTGAAAGCATGGAACCTTGCAAGACTTCTCTTGGTAAATCTGCTGTTCCAAACTGTGCTACCCCATTTTTGACACCAACAGTCAAATCTTCTGGGATAGAAAAGCGATATGATGAGTTATCAGTCACTCCAATGCACACCAGACCCGCTTGAAGCGTCAAAGTACCACTAGTAGTGGTAGTGGGTACGTTAAACCATACATTTGCCTTAGCGGCGCTCCTAGAGCGAGGTACATAACCAATGTTTCGCGCCAAAGAAACGACATTTTCACGAACTGTAGCACCATCCAGGAAGGATTCATTGACTACAAGGTTCGCATTAAATGCGTTAATGTAAGTATTGTACGCTAAAGTGTCAATAAGGACCGCAAAGTTAGACCCTTCAAAGTCAAAATCCGTGAAATTTGAATTTGCACGGAGATAATCTTTGATTTGAGCCTTGATTTGGTCAAAATCTAGGTTTGTAAACTGAGTAAAAGGCATATCTTATCTGGTTGCCTCTAAAACGAATGAGAAGGCTTGAGGTGGTAAATCTAATCCAACAACATCAAAGTAAACATTCACATCAAAACTGTTATTATCGGGTCTGATATCAACTTGTACTTCAACATTTTCAACGCGAGGTTCATAAAATTGAATAGTATCAAGAATTTGGTCTTCAATAATCTTTGTTGTCGTTACATCGACAAGTTCAAAAAGACTTGCACGAACATCAGACCCCAAATCAGAGTTGAAAAAACGCTCTGTGGGTATTGTTTCAACCAAATTGCGTACAGATCTAATGATTGCACGCTCATTTATGAGCACAGGGAGGTCCTTCGTCACAGGATGTGGATCAAATGAGAAACTAATATCCTTAAATGCTCTGGAAACCCTTGCTGAAGGCATTGAAATGGTAGATTTTTCTGAATTTATTTATACCTTCACTCGCGATTTTGCTCTTCCTCAGTCAATTCTTCTGCTGCATCACTCGTTTCATGAGGTTTGGTCCAATAATCAGTAATCAAACTAGTCGTACCCCACATGCGGTACATATATTCAACATCTCTATCGACGTGATACTTAGACATCTGTTTCTCCATCTTGGTTAAACAGAACTTTTAAAGGGGTTTCTATCCCTCATCGGTATTTATTTCCTCCTCTTCTGCCCTTTCCTTTGCAGTCTTCCAATGATATTCATCTTCACGCCCCATACCAAGGCGGTCATAACCATTTTCTACTGAATAATATTGAGTTGATACCTTAAAGTCAGGCATCTTAGGATCAACTGGAGTCAAACTATTATCAAAGATACGCATTCTATTGTTTGGATACAGAGCATACTGCCCATTCTCCAGTTCAATCAAGTTATGGGACTTATGTTCTGCTGGGTTTTCACTTGTCGCCCAGTCAACATAGTCTGGATCATGGTGATAATTATCGATTGTGCAGACGTAGGTACCTTTCATGATGCCATGGTCTCTGGTATAACATTCAAAGTCCATCGAACCAATAAACTTCTTATCTACTGATACAACCCCATAGTCCATGCAATTCCAGAACTGTAGGTTAGGTAGACTCATATCAGGTTTTGGAGTCTCTGGGTCCGTTACAAAGGCGCTGATGGGCAACTTATCATACATTGCCGCATATTCTGGTAAGTAGGTTTCAAAATAAAAAGCGCGTCCAGGTATCGACTTAACCGATACCCAAACGCCCTTTACAAATTCACCATGCCCAGATTGATGGTCGGTGAGATATTCTTTACGTACCCATACTTCCACTGAAGGAAGATTAGCAATCAAGCACGCCATAACATTTGTTTACAACTGTGCTTATTTACCTTGTCCGCGATAGCACTTTTTAGCCTTATTGCGAGAAGACGCGGCGTATTTGGTATTCTTCCCTTGTCCTTGACGAGTTTTCTTCGGTTGTGACTCAATCATCACTTGACCAGCGAGACCGATTTTTGCCCGTGCCATAATTAATCCTCTGTAGTAATTTGTGTATCAAGCTCCGAGGGGTTCGGAGTACCTGACGAGTAGAAGTCCTCTGCCAGGTCTGCTAGTTTATCAAAGTATTGTTCTTGGGTCAAGCCCTCTGCAAGGACCTGACCCTTATGGAGAATTGTATAAAACTCCTGAGCCATATCAGATAACGCGAGATTTTTCGTGCCCGACTCTGATACGAGGATCGCACCAAATCTCAAATCCTGCCTCTTTTGCATCCAGACAGAATGATACATCCTCTCCACACATGTCTTGTACTTCACCAGACTCAAAGACCTGCATCTTAGGTGCAAACCATGGATAAGGCATACCTTCGTGTTCAAACACACCATTCTTGATGAGCAACCATCCAAAACCTGTGTAGTCCACAGTGAAGGGTTTCTTACGCTTCGCGATACTATCAAGAGTTTCGTGATTCATTACACCACCATTGTTGCGGAAGTCATCTTCTTCCAACCAGTGTGCAACCGATGTAGTCTGTCCATCTTCAGTGCAATACCATCCACCTGCAATGTCCTTATCCATCAGAATCAATTGATAGAACTTCTCAGTGTTAAACACAATGTCACTATCAATCCACAGTTGCCAATCATAGTTCAACTTACCATCCCATGGTTTCTGGTCAGGACCACGAAGAACATTTGCACCTAAACACTTACATCGTGCAAAGTTCACCATGGAACTGTAGTCCTGGGAAATCTGGATACTTGCTCCTGCTTGTACCAGGTCAAAACAAAGTTGTACGAAGTTCTTCAGAAAGGTGTATGATACACCGCGACCTGGGAGACAGAATACAACGGTCTTTCCTTTGACCATCTCTCTTGCTAACGCAAAATCCCATTCCGCCTCTGCAGGTTTCTTCACAACGGGAGACTTTGCTTTTACTGTAAATCCTTTTGCCATAACTTAAGTCAAGTTTGAATTTGAATCGATTCAAAAGTAATTATACTCCAAGTTTACTCTATTGTAAACCTCAGAGTTCGGTAATTACTATACTGTCACCATCTACTTCCATATTAATCTCTGTACCCTCATACCACCCAAATTCGGAGATAAACCACTCAGGCACTTTGATGACGTATTCGCCAGTTACAGGATCAACCTCTACGGTCGAAAAATTTTCTCCGGGATTTTTTTGCATAGAAGTTATACCTATTTCCACTTTTGTTTTATATAGAAAAGTCTTGTGTTATACAAAGACCTCGCGAAAGCAAGACTTTATAGCTTACAGGGACCCATTGATTTTAGCCACACGCGCCGCACGGCGGCACCCCCCGCCAGGGGGGCACTGCCTACCACGAACCCATAAGACTGTCAACCCATAAACCATGGGCGGTCGTCCAGTTCGTGGATTGGTCCCAACTCATCCACAGTGTTAATAACTGTGTCAGACCACAGGGATGCAGTGGTGAACAGTTGCACTGCCTGAACCCTGCTGTAGCAATCCCATGTCTCCGTGTGAGGTTTGCCGTCGCTGGTGGCGTGGATGACGTAGCGGTTGATGGTTTGCATTGGTGCCTCTCGGTTGTGCATATCCTACCATGAAAAGGGGGGAATCACCCCCGAATCATGCGGGCGATCCACTCACGCTTGCGGAGGGGCAGCAGGCGGGTGTATTCAACCCAGCGGGGACCAAGTTCGTGACGCTTGATCAGTCCCTGTGCTGCCATCACCTTAAGGAGCATTGAGAGTCCTGTGCGTGCCTCATTAGGCATCCCCAGGGCAGCGTTGATGTCGGTGGGGCGCATCCCGTCCTGTGCCTGGCATCCTGTGCCGTTGTCCATGGGCAGGACAGACAGGATTGCCCACTGATAGGTGGCACCGAACTTGTTGCGCTTGGTGATGGGAGTGAACATGTGCTTTGTTTGAACTGATCTAATAATAAGGCATTAGGGGCATCGTGCCGCTTTATTGTGCCAGTTCCCGAACTGTCTACAATCCGTCTGCCCATCCCATAAGATGCTAGGATGGGGGTAGACCCTCCGGTTGGGAGGGTTTGTGTTAATTAAGGGGGAGGATTGCCCTCCCCTTTGTTTATATCTTAATCAGAAATTATCGCAGAAAACGTGACCGTCTTCGATTGAATAATCGTAGTAAAGTTGATCCCAGGTTGCTTCCCAGTCAATAACAACAAACCCAGGGATGTCTACGCAGTAGCAATCACTAACCAGTGATTCTGCATAGTGTGCGCCTGATTCGTATTCTCCCTGGTAAGCATCTTCAAAATGCTCAACATTCTCCTCCCCATAAAGTTCAATGAACGCCTCAACTGCTTCGGCGGAGTAATTCTCAAGAGCGGCATTAATTGCCTCTTGATTATCAGGATCCTCTGCCTCAATCGTCTCCTCTTCGGTATCATCAACGGTAGGATCTTTTACCTCCAACAGTGCCATGTAGAAGTCGGTGAAATGGATCTTAGTGTTGTTGCCTTCTACCGTGCAATATCCGCAGGCGATGGCAATCTCCGAGCGGGTCTTGCCTTCCGCTTGCATCGCGGCGACGGTTTCCTTGAGAGCGATTCCTGTGAGCATTGGTCGGTCCTGTGTGTGAACTGAACTAATAATAGGGCAAAAGGGGGAGTTGACTCCCCCCAGTGGACAGTGCTCAGACTGTCACACGCTCAAGGGTTTCTTCCTTGATCTGTGCATTAAGGAACTTGCCCTTAGATTCTGCACTGTTAAACATCATAACAAATTTTTCAACATCCGCCACGGTGTAGGTATAAGACCGCCCACCGTTGAACGTCACCAGCACTTGATCGCCATCGATAGCGACAGACTCAAGAGCGGAAGAATTGAAAGCGTTGATCATGGTTTGAATGGTAAGGTTTTGGAGTCTTTAGGGCGCTGCCGTTCCCGTGTTCAAATTATAGGGGATGAACGGGTCAGTGGCGGTCGCTGATGTTCCAGGTTCCGAACTGTCCACGGGGGCGGGTTGCTTCCCACTTAGCAAACCACTGCTGCCGGAGTTCCCGCTCCCGCTTCTCCTGCTCCAGTACCTGAAGACCGATCTTCGTCAGTTCGGGGGATGATGCCCAGATGCCGTTTGAATCGAATTTCATGGGTTTGTTGCTTATGGGTTAATTATACACACCCAGGCGGCGAAGCGCCCAGGTGTAGACCAGTTCGGAAAGTGTCACACGCACTCCCCGTATTCCATGTAGGTGTGCCCCAGGTAGTCTTCAACGTAGGCGTATGCCCCGGACTCCTGATGCATAGCGTAGCAGATGTCTGCCGCTGTGTAACAATCGGAAACCTCTTCCCGCTCATTGAGGGCAGGGCAGGCGACGAGGTAGTGACCAGTCCGCATCGGTTGCTGTGTGAACTGAGCACATAATGACCCAGATTCGGACCCAGCGCAAGGGGTAGTGGACAGTTCAGAAAGTGGCACAACAACCTCCCATAGTGTCCCAATCCCTGGTATCTTATAGGAAATCAGACGAGAGCGGGGGTACGCTTGATGACGAACCAGGTCGTCACTCACCCTGCCTTCCGGTAATCATAAAAAAAGCGCCCATAAGGACGCGGTGGACACTTGGCGAACTGGCACAGTCACCAGACTTCTACTGGTTCCTCTGTGCTAACTTGGACCTGCTCATCACCTTCCAGACCTAGAATATCATTCCAATCGAATGATTCTAAGTCTAAGTCATCATAACACTCTATGTCAAGCGTGACGCGGACAGTTCGCTTAGTGGCATACATGGCGGGCGATGGCGTGTGGGTGTGCTACATTATATCACGCATAATGTCTATACGCAAGCGCATCATATGTTTCTTGCGCGTTGCGATCATATTCCTCGTCGAGATCTAGATCATCTAGATGTGATGTTTGTGCATATGATTGCACCCAGGCATCATAAGTCTCGTCGAGATCGTATGTGTATTCTGGCACATATGTATAGTCGAGATCGTAATCGTCGTACATAATCCTCGTCGAGATTCTTGTGTATTATACTGATAACTCGTCGAGATGTCAACTAGAAGAACTAGAAGGTCTCGTCGAGATTCATAACCTTTATTTATACACTTCTCGAATGAAATGTTACGATTCTCACATTTTTTTCTGCGCCCGGTGGGTTGACAAAGCGCCCGCCTTATGATACGCTCGCTAAACCCACAAGACCTGAGCACATTTACAAGCACTTAAAACCCTTCTGAGACCCTCTGAAGACACTCCACAGCAACCACACAGTATCTCAGACACAAAAAAGTGTTTTATATTTATTCTTACATTAAAAACCTATTTTTTAATATATTCTGTATCAACCGATACTGTTCTATTACTATCCCAGTGCCTAACTACCCCTGCAACAATGAAGGAGTTAGTTACCATATAGGAGACAAAGATAACTGTCCTTACTAACGCAATCCAGTTATCATATTTCTCTGTTTTACTATCACTGAAACTACCCAGAGAGTATTTCCACACTAATAAAATTTCTTTCATTTACACTATGCTTTCTTCAACTTCAATGCTTTAATAACATCCGCAGGTTTCTTAGGATTAGTTACTTCCTTATACTGATAGTTTAACTTATCCTCTCTATGCTTATTGTCTTCACTGAATGGATACATTGCCTTACCTGTTCTTGCTGCATCATATGCTGCCTTTCTATTAGATAATTGCTTTAATATCTCCATTTCTGTCTTTACAGTCATCAATGGATTCTTTTTCTTTATTGACCTAGGTACTACCATTTGTTCGTCAAACAATCCAGGATACTTATCCTTATTCTTATCAACTGCTCTACTCATTCTTCTCTGTAACTCTAAACCTTTCTTTGTTGGTTGTTTAGGTGTTCTAAGACTTTGAATAATCTTATCTCCTACTTGTTGTTTGATTGTATTAACTGTTCTTGTAAGATCATCATAGTTTCTAACACCTGCCTTTCTCATTAACTGTGCTGCTACTCTAAACTTATTCTCTGTAACTAATCCCTGTTTGATTAACTCATCCTTTTGCTTTTGTGGGATGTTCATTCCATCCAGTTCTGCTCTGCTAATTGTCTTTCTTTCACCTTTAGGTGTAGTTCTTGTACTTGTAGTGGTAGAACTCTTCTGTAATCTATTAACTCTTCTTCTTGGAGAATTTCTTACACTCTGAATCAATGCATCCAATCTATCATCAAATCCTTTCTCCATCCTTTGTGCTGTATCAGTCTTAGGTCCAGTTCTAGGTGCAGCAGAAGATGGTTGTAATCTTCTTTGTGTTAATGTAGGTACTTTTGGTTGTTGTTTGCCTAACTTACTAGCAGGTAGAGATTTGATTGTCGTCCTTGAAGTTGGTGCTGGTTGTATTAAATCCTTTCCTTCTACCTTTCTCATAAAGTTTTGAAGAGATAATCCCCCTGCTTTACGGTTTGCGCTTGCGCTTAATCGTCTTTGTTGGGATGATAACTTTATCTCTTTAACCTTTGGTTTAGTTGTTGAGGGCAATGCATCCTTTACCTTGGTTGCCGTGTTTTGATTGACGAAACCTTTCCTTCTCAATTCACTCTCAAAGTTTTTAATTGAGCGCCAGTCTGATGAAGTTTTGGGGGCGCTGATCTGATGCCCTAAGTTATCTCTAAACTTCAGATGCTTTCCCTTACTTGGCACTAACTTCGCGCCCCATTGCATTGCCTTCTTAATGAAGACCTTCATTGCTTTTGTATATGCTTCGTCAAGTATTATGCTCACGGCGCGACTCGTCTCGGAAAAAACCTCGGAAGTATTTAGAATCTACTGAGGATCAAGGTATCTACCTTCCTGACTCTTATAGTCTTCTATGTCTATTGGACCTCTCCTATTTTTGATATATTCTAATTCGTTCCAAAACTGTGGGAAACATACAACCAAGCAATGAACTTTCTTATGCTTCTCATTCTTTGTGTACTCACACTTGGGTTTGTCCTTTACACCAACTTCAATCGTGATGTAATAGTTACTGACAAAATACACCCACCCTTCTGTTACTCTTCCTAGTGAATCTGTCCACTTGACATAATCATCAAGTTGAGGAGAATAAGAGTTGTTCAAGTCCATTGAGGTTCAGTTGCATTGCGGTGTATGGTGTAGTATTCTTTATATCAACTATATCACCCTGCTTGGTCGAATTAACTGGTGCGTGGTAGGTTCCTTTTTTGGTGTTGTAGAATCCCCAGATACAATGACATTCATTAAAATCATTGTAATTAAACCCACGCTCATAAACAGTCCAAATTGCAATAGTAGAAGCGTTCTTGCGAATCGCTTCGTATCTGTATCCTGTTGGTGGTTCATGATGAAAATCAATCGGTAATTCCATCGGGGATTGCACGAAGTGAATTAGGGTTATACTCTTCATGTTCAATCAACATGCTGAGTGCTTCCTGTGCTTGTTCTTTTGTTAAACCTTCATACTTACCCAGTGGTTCAACAATCTCCCATCCAGTTGTTTGTAACTCTTCCAATCGGTACGTTTTTTGTGTCATGGTTCTTAAGTGGTAAAAGCATCAATAATCCCAGACTCATGTTCATCCAACAAAGAGAACTTCTGGGCACGAAGTATATTAGGCATGATACGATCCTCATACCCAGGGATACCCAGTTCATCATCATCAGCACACAATTCAAATGCTTCAGTGTCAGAACCAGCAATCAAGTTTACAACTCCGCCATACTCAGATTGTGGAAACGGAACCCAGTAATCAACGATGTAAAGACTCTTCATTGCTCCTTTTGATCTTTTTTAATTTTACCAGCGATTGATTGATTCGTCAACTGACGTTCTAATTCATAAAAGACAGTGTTCAAATGCATGAACATATACTGCTCATACGGATTTCCTTTAATCAGTTCAATGATGCCTTCAACCTGATACTTTGCCAGGATTAACTTTGTGATGTCATCCATAACGTAACCTGTCCTCATACATTTTGATTTTGTCCATCAATCTGTAATGATTTACTGAGGGGGCAACATGTTCGCGACCCCTAGCAATAGTATAAGAATCGGTAGAACGTAAAACATGGTTCAAATACTTAAGTTCTTCAGCGTTAAAATTCATTCTACAAACTCCTGGATATAATAATCAACGGTCACTTCAAGTTCTGCTGCTCTCTCTTCAAAAAATTGATTGGTGTATTCTTCTGCTTCCTTCCACTTTTCATGGGCATCAATCTCAGTCTCTGCATGTTGCAGGAAGTCATCAAATGCTTTGATGAACATTTCAATGTCTTGGTCGTTCATTTCAGAAGGAAGGTTCGCAATCATAACTTAAACAAAGTGTTGTCTGGTCCATGTTATCATAGACCTCTTTTAGTCTGTCGTGAAGTGAACTTGCACTGCCATATTCTTTGGCAATGATATTTTGATCGTGATGCGATAAGAGTTGTAGAGCGGACAGAATTACACCTAATTCGTGGACGTTGAGTGGAACCTGCTTTTCGTGAGTCATTCTACTTAATTGAACTCTACAACTCTAATTATATCACATCAAACGCCGCAAGTCTTCTACTGCTCCTTGCATCGCTGACCGTGCAAATCCTGTAGCATAGGGCCAACCTTCATCCTCATTCTCTGGTGCAGTGTGACATACATTGATTGCATCTTGCAGGCGTCCGATGATAAGGTCCAGTTCCTGTTTGGTCACGTTCATTTCACACATTGGTCAGTTGCTCCTGTTGTTTGCGAAGAAAGGCGATTTCCATGTTAATCTGTTGAACCTCTTGCAGAAGTTTCAACTTACGCTTTGACAATGCAATGATGCTTTTGTCAAGTTCACCAATGTTCATTTCAAGTTGTGGTGTCATCAAACCATCTCCTGTTGCATGATCATATACTGCTCTTCAGTGACTTCATCCACACACTCTTGAATGACAGTGTAGATGTAATCAATGTTGCCAACATCATTGAAGATACGTTCTGACAGTTCAGGAGTAATTTCTTCAGGAAGATACACCGGTTCATCATCATCTTTGTCACGAATCATACAATCTTCAGCAGTGTAGATCCATGCACCACAATGTGCATCTTCACCTTGATTTTGAATGAGTTGATCAACTCGATCACGAAGTTGTTTGAGAGTGTAGTTCATCAGTTTGCGGGAGTGATTTCGTACTCAGTGAAGTTTGGGTATTGTTGTTCTACCCACTTGGACAACTTTGCGTTCTGTGCTTTAACTCCTTTGGATGTTTTTGGTGTGGTGGGCATTGTCTTGTAGAAAGAACAAATGCCCTCATCAGTTGTTACATTGATGATGTAAGTTGCTGCTGTTGTCTCCATCAAACAAGTGCCTCCATCTTGATACCATTTTCAGCGAAAGCATCAGCAACCATACCACACAATGCGGTAACTTCAAAGTCACTCATTTCCCACAGTTCACCAGCAATCTCAATCTGTTCCTGAATCTGTTCGGAAACAGTCAGCATTGCAGCGATTTGTTCTTGGTTCATTTCAACTTTGGATGGCATTTCATTCTCCCAAAAATCAATCCAGTCGGCAGAAGTTGCTTCAGTGACAGTCATTGGTTTGTTTGAACTGAGTTCAGTATAGGTCAAAGTGCCGCCAGTTGGCGACGACGGAGGACAGTTCCGTAAGTGGATGCCTGGTCATCGTAGAACGCCTCTACCATGCCATCATTCCCACGCCACAGAGAAGCAACCTCACGGCACTCCTTAGCGGCATACATCAACTCGGCAATGGTCATGGACTCTGCCTTGCTCTCCCAGTTTTGGAAGTCTTCAACAGTAGCGTGACGACGGAGAGGGCGATAGGTCATTGCCTTTGTTTGAACTGAAGTCAGTATAGGGTACAGGCAGGAGCGAATCACCCGCCTAGTGACACTTACTCAACTGGCACACCAGTTCTGCATCCATGCCGTAGTGTACTCTTCATCAGATTGTGGCATACCATTGTAGGTGTCCAACCACTCACCATACTCTTCATACAGTGCGCGGATGTTACCAACGTCTTCCAGTCGGTCACCTTCAACATAACTCTGACACAATGCGATAATGTGTTCGCACTGTTCCTCAATCATTGAAACGCGATCGTTGTCAGTCATAATGCCTCTTGAACAATATCAGTATAAGGGTGAATTGCCGCTCGCCGCGGCCAAGGTGTGCCAGTTATTGATTTGACACAGAGAACCTCCCGTATTTGAAGTTGTATCGGGAGAATAGATCCCTTCTGATAAGTTTATATGTTCCGTACTCATTTGTCACCACATAACCCTCTGCACCGATGAATCGTTTGCCTAAGTATGCAAGAGGACCACCAGATGTAGCGCAGAATGTTCTCCTATCGTCCGAAAATGACCGTACAAGCGTCCATAAACGCATTAAGTTCACATCACACTCGGCAACGTCCGCAAGTACCTCAGGGTCCATCACAGCACTGACTTTTATGAAAGTGTTAATGACCTTCTCAATCTTCCGTGCTTTTGCTTTAGTATCTGCAAATTCTACAGTGGTTGCCATTTGACGTGCAAACTTCACTTTGTCATCAAAATCACCTTCATCTTCCCATCCGTCAGGTTTAACGAACAGCACATCTTTATTGCTCTTAGGTGCAAGAACCATGCAAGATGCTACAGCATCACGAAGGTCATTCTCAGCAACATATACTGTGTGCGGAGCAACAATAATACTCTGAATTACAAGGTCTTGGAAAACATACCTGACAGAATTAGGTTTGTAGGTGTCTTCACCACCAAACCCAATAAAGTCACCTTGAAAAATACAATCAGTTCGTGGCAGACAATCAAAACAAGCGTGAAGAATGTCTGCTACTTCACCTTCATAATGCAGGTCAATCTCATCGTGAGAGTGTGCAATTCGCAGTTTCTTTTTGTTGAAGACTGCTTTAGTACCCACGAAAAAAGTCTTTGTCTGAGGATCTGTGCCCCAAACAATCGCAGGAGCACCATCAATCTTTACTGAAACTTCTCCACCTGTAGTGAACCAATCCAGTGCAGATAGGTCACCCATAAGAATGGAATCTTCAGGATGTTGCAAGTGAAGGTTTTGCATGGTTCAGGCGTCAACAGTGAAGAACATGTGATCAGAGTCTAGCGTAGAAGCAGGACCAGTCCATCCAATAGAACCCATTGTAATATATTCATCCCTATCTTCTAGCAGAATAGTTGCAGTCTGATCCAAATAACGTTCAGGCAGTTCATTCAGAATTGCCTTCAGTTCGCGATAAGTTCCGCGATTCCAATCGTTTTGAGGGAGATACATTACTTACCGACTCCATAATCAGAAGCAGTTGCTTCCAGTTCGCTGATAGTGGGTTCCAGAAGTTCAGGGTAGTAGTCTTTTACTTCTGTCACCAACTCTTCGTCACTGTATGTTTCAAGACTCTGTTCCAACATGTCATAAACATACTGGTACATGCTCTTGTGATCCATACCATCGATGATGCTTTCGATGTAGTCGTTTTGCAGTTGATCGCGGTTCATTTTTTTAATGTCAGGATGGGGAGCGTAGAGTGGACCTTGATAGTTACCAGCGAAAGTCAATAGTCAATATCTCCGTTAATATACTCTTCAACATCAAACTTGCTTTCTTCATACAAGTCCCGCATTTCAGGAATGTCGAAGATTTCACCAGGAGCGTCAGCGATTTCTTGGAAAAGGTCGTTCATTGGTTTGTTTGAACTGAAGTTAGTATAGGGCAGGCAATGCTGCCCCAGTGGTTGCCTGTGCCAGTTTGATAACTGTCACATCATTCGTAACGAAGGAATACAGTATCCATTTGAATCCCCCAGAACTTACCAAGTTCTGCATAGTGACTCTTAATCTTGGTTTTGATGTCGGTGTTAATCAACTTCTCAACCTGCGACATGGTTGAACAATAGAAGATAATCAGTGCTTTCTTCTTATTGTTCTCCATACATTCAACGAAAGCAGATGAAATTGCAGTACGATCCCAACCATCAAGTGTACGGGGTTCTGTGATCTGGTGATCTTTATAGTCTTCCAGATTCTCAAAGTTGATACGTTGACTGGCAAGTTCTCCAGTAGTATAAGTCCGCATAGGTTTCATGCGACCACCAACAACACCATGGTGTGAAATCCACTGACCAATAGTTTTGCGGGAGATGTGAGGATAAGTTGCAACAAATTCATCAAGAATATCATCAGTTGGTTTAGGATCAAGACCATCAGATTGACGTTCTTCCATCAACTCATACAATTCTTTCCGAACATCATTACTCTTTACAGATGTCTTTTCAACATCCTGTTTGTTCAGAAGGTTACCAAGTCGAATAGCATTAGACTTTTTACCTCCCAACTGAGTGTCAAAATTGACAATACAAGCGTTAGACTTGAAAATGTTAGATTTTACCTCAATCTCAGCAGTGTGGTTACCATTCAGAAGTTTGACTTCATTTTCATCTGGAAAATAAACACAGGTGAGATCTTCAAGTTTGCTAGAATCTCCAGATTGTTTAATTTTATTGGAGATGCGTTCTACAAAATCAATATCACGGTCAACATCCCTAACCTGAACACGCTTATCACGATTAGGAATAAATTCACCATCACTCATTTTATGAAAAAACTGAGTAACATCAATTTCTTCGCGTGGATACTGACCAGAGCGAATTTGGTCAGCAATCAGTTGAATAGTGTTCATTGATTTGTTTGAACTGAAGTTAGTATAGGGTCAATAGGTGGGAGCAATGCTCCCTATGGGACACTTATTGAACTGGCAAGTACATTTGACCATACTTGCCGAAAACCTCTTTGAATCGGTCCATATCTTTACCCAGATAGATGATGGCAGATTGAAACGGTGCAGCACTCGCAGCAGCACCAAATCGCAAACGCTTGTTTACTGCAATCCAAGGATATTTTGCCACAGCGTTCCACCATTTCGTAGAAACGTCCAACTTGATGAGAAGAACCATTTCTTTTGCATTTCCAGATTCATACTGGTGTGCAGCATACGGAACCCACTCCTTACTATTAGAATATGGGTGATTCATAAACACACTGTCAGCAATCCAATCATGTGCTAGACCGTTTGTTTCTTCCGTATAAACATTTTTCGCAGGGACATTGCGATTGTCCGAATCATTCGAGCAGGGGTCAAGGTCAACAGGACCACCGAAGAACTTAATAACATCACCAACAAATTCAACAGGAGTGTTCCAACAATCAGTGCGATTTCCAGTGGTGGCAGTTAGTGCCTTCAGTGCAGTTGTGCTCATTGGTAGAGATACTCCGAAACGAATTGTTCGTGGTTGATGATACGAACGTTAGGATAGATACTACTCATTTTACCACGGAACTCCTCAGAAAGATAGTAATCTTTCCACTTCCACGCTTTGTCTGGACCTGCTACAACAATAGTAGCAGATTTGTATCCATGATCATCAATCGCATGTTGCAATTTCATGAACTCAAAAGGAATTTTCTCCTCAGCAGTTCCTTGAACACGCTGATACTTCAGACTGATAAGTTCATCTCCATTGATAACAATGTCGCAATAGTGTCGTCCACCATTACGCTTTGCACCAACCATAACCTGAGATTGTACGTCATGGTCACTAAATTCTTCCAGGAGATTTTCAACCTCCGTTTCGTAATTGGTGCCAGTGCTTGTGTCGCGGGATGCAGAAGTTGCCATCACCAAATCTCCGTGAAACGCTTGTGAGTTGCTTTAGTCATCCTACCTTCCTTGAGCATGTTGTCACACACATTGCAGAAGACTTGAAACTTTTCTTCACGAGTGAGAGTATCTGCGCCGTCGCAATCCTTCATCACTCGGAGCAAGTACGATTTGTTGGTGATCATTGGTTTGTTGATTACTTCGTAATCATACAGGGGAACAGAGACGGTTAGAGAACCGCTGTGCCACTTGTTGAACTGGTTTAGGTTGTTTATCCATCATCCACAAATCATATAGGATTTGTTCATTCTCCCGCGCTTCAATTTCGTGTGGTTGATGTTCATAATCATAATTTTCCACAGGTTCTTGACAATATCTCATTTTTCCATCTTTGAATCGCAGTGAACCATCAATCCACTGTGCCATATGGGTCAGTTCATGAAAAAGAGTTTTTACATACAATTCCTTCTCCATGTGTGCCTGAAGGTCAATCAAGAAAGCACGGGGACGACTTGATTGACCATTTACATCACACAATCCGATAACCTTATCACATTTCAATCCACGGTGAACAATATCAATATCAAGTTTATGGCGTGGATAATAAGTATTCACAAACCAAGAGGTAACATCCTCACAGAGTTTTTTAGAATAACCGTATCCAGAATGGCAGATGAAAGACATGTTCCCCAGTGTAGAAACCAAACGAATGATGAAATGAACAGGAGTTTTTCTTTAGTTGTCATCAATAATCAGTGACTCATCAGGCAGATTGTTTGCACGGGTTTTCATACGATTCAGTTTTGAGATATTCCAACCATTCTTGTCAGAGTCAGTAACTGCTCCATCAAGTTGGCGACGTTCACTTTCAGTGTGATAATGACGGTGATCGTTCATAGTAACCTCAGTTGATTTCATGTTCATTCTAACACAATCTCCTCCCAATTAGCGAGAGAGATGTCATGAACTTTACTTTCGTTTTCCTTCATCCATA